AGATCATTAACTGTTACAGCATGAAGCATAAGTAGATCGCTTGGAAGCTGGTAAGCAATATTATATCTACCAGTAGGCGTTGCAGTGAGAAGATTAAGCAATGCTTGATTTGTAGCAAACCGCCAACGCGAGTTTACCAAAGCCGCCCTAGCAACGTCCTCATACATATTTGAGGCTACAAGAGCCTCAGTGTTTCCATCGTCAAATGATGTAATTGGGTCAGCACCAATCAAAATTAATGCTCGACTACAAATGTCAATTGGCGAGTTTGCTGTGGTGCTTAATGTTGCCATGTCAAGTTATGGGGAAGGTAAGTTGATACCTTGACCTTCCCCATATCCCTTTATCGTGAATCGGTTGCTGTGATTGCTACACCGTTGACAATATCAACAGTAGAGCCATCATTAGCATTCACATATGCATGAGTTACTACAGGTGTACCGCCAGTAGCTGTAATGCAAATAATCACATCATTTACATTAAGCATATTAGCGGCTTCATCAAAATAACTTGCGGCATCTACAACTGTCTGAGCTTCTGTAGTTGAGTAATACCACAAATTTTTACCTGAGCCACCACCGATGCGGATTAAATTCGCTGAATCAAAAGCCATTATCTAATCCCCTTAGTTGTTGTCCAAGACTTCATAGATACCGTTGGAATCAATTACCACGGAACCCATTGACATCATGGAGGTTGCAAGGTGTGACACACGCTCTGGTACATAGTTCAGTTCAGTCGTAACGTCTGCACCGATACCAAGACCAACAGATGATGTGTGATACGCGATATTCTTACCACCAGTAACGGCTGATGTTGAGAAGATCTTGAAGCCCAAGAACTCTTTCATTGTCATGCCGCCAGCGTATGGCAAGTTCTGGTCACCAACAAAGTCTGATGAAGCAAACTCAGTAATAGCAAACAGATCTGCATAACCAGCAGGGTGCATCGCAAGGTAGCGACCACCATCTTCTGGAATGTCAGCAGAGCCAAATGTTTCAAACAGAGTAAGCAAATCAGCTTTTACCAATGCGCCAGCAGTATCGTTAATCTGTGTTGCATTAGCGCCAGCATCCATTGCTGTAATTAGCAGTTCATCAGTCTTACGACCAAGTGCCGCCGCCGCAGATTTAGCTACAGCTTGACGCTCATCGATGTTGGTCTTCAGTTCGTCCAACTTATCAATGTATTCAGCCGCATAGTAATCTGCCATGGTTGCCTCGACATTGGTGTGTTCCAGTTCCATTGGAGTTACCATGCCGTTGCGTGATTTAGTTGAAGCAGAGCCTGTTCCGATCTTTTGGAAACGAACAGTGTTCCCACGCACGTTTGATACAGTACGCACAGTGTTCCGCAGTTTAGAACCCATGCGCTGATACGCCATGTGAACCTCTGATTCAAACTGCTTAATAAAGGCGGTATCAATTGTATTCGCCATTTTACAGTCCTTCTCGTAAGGTTAAGGTTAATAGTCTTCTTCTGCGGTTGTCTGCGTGGCTATATCAACGCGATTGTCCTTGCGGGTCGCTCAATGCATTACAGGCCGTTTCAGATAATAAACATTATTTTGTTGCTCTCTGCAACGCACAAATCGCAACATATTATGCCCATGGACATTGTAGATCTCTTTATCAAAAGTAAATCCACACCATGTTAGCCACATAATTGTGTCCTGATGATCCTCTGGAACAAAGTTCTCAATCATGTGGTATTCGTCTTGGAGTATGTCTATTGCTGGCTTACAACCCCTAAGAAACACACGCCAGTTCTGATTTATGCCACCAGTTCCTAGCATCCAAACCCTGCCAATGTTCTCAACAACAGGAACTGTACCGCATAAAGCAATCACAGTTTCCTCAAACTTTATGGCATAGGTTTTATTATTTGTTACCGTAAACGGCTCTAGAAGCGCCTCTAGCGGGGTCATGCCATATATTAGACATTCCCTAGCATCAAGCATGCGAAGGCTGTCAGCGATCATTCTAGCGTGATCTAGAGTAGCTTTAACTAAAGATAGCTTGCCAATGCGACCAACTTCCTCATCCATAGAGTCGCTTGAAGCCATCTTCTACTTCTTTAACAAAAGACATATCACGCTTTGCAGGATCATGCCAACGTGGATCAAGCATCATTTGATTAAGTTGATCTTGTGTAATTGTCCCTGCTGGTTGACTTTGCATAGATGGGCCAGCTTGTTTCATTGCAGACATCATGTATTCTAATGCCTCAATGCCATCGGCTGTTTCACACATACGCTCAATAGCTGGCAGATGCTGTTCTTCAAAGAACTGATTAGCAAACAAGCTAGCGGCTTCTTGCCTTGCATCTGCATTTTCGCCTAGCTTTGCAACTTCTGCATCATAGTCTGGAACATCAGCATTCAAGGCTTCAACATACATGTTAATGCCTTCTTCAAACTGTTCCTGACTATAACCATTTTCAAATGCAGTTTCTGCCCACCAGCTTAAAAGCTCGTTACTTGTAGCAGATTCTTCGTCAATAGATTCTGGTAATTGATAATCACCAGCAGTTTCTGGACGATTAGCAAAGGCTTCTTGGCTTAGTTCTTCAATAATCGCATTGCGAATGTCTTCGTCTTTTTTGCCTAGCTTGCCTTCTAGATTTGTGTATGAGTTTACCAAATCCTCTGGAGTGTTAAACTTTTCTGGCAACCATTCTGGTCTAGCTTGCTCAACAGTTTCTAAACGTGGATCACCACCTTCGGTAACAACACCAGAATCTTCTACTTGTGCTTCTGCTTCTTCACTCATTTTCTGCCCTCTTTTATTTGTGTGCATTTTGCATACGCGACTCAATGAGGCCAACGATATATCGCTGTCCTTCCATATGGCGCAATTCGTCATTGCTAACGCCAGCGCCATTAACTTGTTCTATGGTAATAGACCGTAAGTAACGCAATACCGATTTGCCTGTGTCGGTATTGAATAAAGTTGCTATGTCTAAACTGATTCTTGTGTCTTCACTCTTATCGCGGCGAAACCCATCAAGAGATAGATACGTCCTATCCTTGACCAACTGGCGGTTCTCCCTGTTGCATCATCTGTTGTTGCTGAGCCATTTGTTGCGCCATCTGTACTATCTGTTGGCGTTCTTCCAGATCACGAACAAGCACATCTGGAACACCAAACTTCTTAGCAAGATAAGCGGCAGTTTCCTCAGAGTTAATTAGAATGTTTGTCAACTCTGGGCCAAATCTGCCTTGCACAAGTTCAAGGAATCTAGCCACGGAGGAAATGTCTTGGTTCGCCTGAGCCTGTGCAAGAGGTGAAATAGAACGCACTTTTACTTCTCTGCCATTCATTGTTGGCAGTTCAATGCGTCCTTGTTTTTTCAGAATGTACACAACTCTTTGCAATACAGGCTGAACTAGTTCAGCTTGCAATCTGCCAAAGGCAGAGCCAATACGTCTTGATAAGTCAGCCATACGCTCTGCAATCTCTGTTGCAGAAGCTGGTGTTTTATTTGGATCGCCAAGCATATCATTGTACAAAGCGCGTTTAATATTCAAACGCATATCGCTAAGAACAAGATTAGCAACATCGAAAGAGCCAGCCGCTTGAACAGGCTGTAAGCCCATTGATCCCGCCGCTTTTGGTATGACGGTTCCGGGGACGAGATTAATAGTATCTGGGTTAATAACACCGTCATCGTCCATCTGATAAATGCCTGAGATTGCCATCTGTGCATTTTCAAGAATCAACTCAATTGTAAGGTTAGTAGTTTTAATTGCACTAAGTGCATTTATTAGTGGGCCGCGTCCATAAATTTCACCAGATACCTTAGACCAGCGAAAGCAAATAAACGGATTTGAGCCTATCCCATTGTAGGCTTCTTGCTTAATTACTTCCTTAGTATTTGTTTCTATTGCATAAAATAAGTATGCTTCTTGATTTAATTTAGAATAATCACGGCATACAACTTCAAGAACTTTTGTACGCTCATCAGGGTTATTATTAATTCTAGTTTGTATTTTCTCAGATAATGCAACCTTTGGATACATTACAGGTATATCTGAGTTGCGTACAGAACGCTCACGATATACATGATCAACACGATCATCAGGGCCAGTATCAAGAACTACATGCGGCAGTGGTATTGCAGAAAACATAACTGGGTTTACTGCGTCACCTTCCATAGCGCATAAAACGCCAGTGCCTACCGCCAAGTCCATAAACGATTCATGAACTTCCTGACCGAAATTTGAATTCTGAATAACTTCAAAGACGTAATCCGTGACTTCATCCAATTGATTATTAACTTCATCTCTGTCTTCAGGCGGTACTTCAGAACCCGCAGTAAAATCCGCCCATCTAGCAAAGTTAGGAACCAAGCCCGATTGAAGTCTTGAAGCAAATTCCTGAACTCCAACAACAGCCGTTTCATCGAATATTTTGTCATCTCTACGCTGTCCTACTGATTCTGCATAAAATGATTCACGTTGAGGCAATGCGTATTCGTAACATTCTTCAAACAATGGAAGAAAATTTTCACGCAATGTTTTGGCTCTTTCATATTTTTTCAAATATGTTTGAGCAATCTTACCGCCTTCATAAACACCAGTAGAGGTATCAGCGTATGTTATCATTACAAATACTCGCTATAGAAACCCATTCCGCCGCTTGAACTCTTAATCAAAGATCTACGACCTTTGCCGCCGCGCATACGAGAAACTGTTGATGTTAGCTGTTTAGCCTTAGCTTCTTTCTTTGAAGCAGTAGCTTCTGCCTTCTGAGCCTGTTGCTGTAAAGCAATGTTTGGATCAGGTGGTGGTGGTGCTGGTGGTCTACTTGTACACATTGCAATCTCCTAGCTAGAACTCAATTCATAAACACAATTAGTTGCAGAACGCAACGCACAAATCACATTCTTGCCCATAAGCCTTGACGTTTTTGTTGCTTTGGCTTCCTTGCAAACACATCAAACTCAGATCTAGCATTGAATGCAGTTAAAGGTTTCTGCCCAGATATAAGCTGTCTACCTTCACCAGCACCAAGCATCAGATACTGAAGCGCATCATGGATGTGTGAATACATATTTTTTTCTGGCTTGTCATCAAAACGCTCACCAGATACTTGCATACGTTTGTACTGATACCCGCCTTCAAAGCCTTTAATTAATGTTGGGCAACGCCGATCAATCAAAAATGCTGGCTTGCCATCAACCATCTTGTTCAAAGAAGACGACACAGCTTCTAAGCGCAAGTCAACAGAGTTGCTTGGTGCGGGTGTTGCTCGTAAGCCAGCACCTCTAAGTATTTGAAAAGGTGTACTTTCATCAGTCTGTGCGCGAAAGTCACCAGCCGGATCACCAAAAATTTTGACTTCTTGATTGGCAAAACGTGTAGCAATCTCCTGTCTGAGCAGTTCAGCAAAGCGAACAATGCCCATGTCAATAGCTACAATCTCTGACTGGATTAACCATCTGCCGCGTACTTTCTGTCCAAACACAGCGGCGGGTGTCAAACCAAAGTCAATTCCAATGTACAGCGGTATGCCATCAGCAATAGGTATTTCTTCTTTGGCTACATGTGTTTCAGTAACAAAACCTTGATACACTGGTTTACCCTCTTGAATAGTGCCAAGTTTATTCATCACATAGACATCAATCCAGCTTTTTGTTTTACCGCGAATTAGATTCGGGTAATAGCTTTCAAGCATGTTCTTTGCGTTCTCAGCCTTCTTGTTTGGCTTGTAATCAACAACAGAACCATCTTCTCCATTAACTTCATCCATTCCCGCTGGCTGAATATAGAAGTTCCAGTTATCTGGTTTGACTAGCATCCGCGCTTGCTCAAGCGGGATATGATCCGGCACAGGAACTTCACCAGACATAATAGGCCACCAGTGATCTTCTTCAGGAGCATTAGTATCAGCGATGACCCCAGACCAACTAGGCCCACCATCACGCATAGAAGGGAAACGACCAACACGCATAGTACATGCGTCAATAATTGATTTAGGTATCTCCCTAGCCTCATTGATCCAGATGCCAGTAAGTTCAAGGGAGAGGAGCTTTTTGACATCTTCAGGCCTGTCGAGTGCTAGGAAGATTACTTCTAGTTCCAGATCACCCTGCTTAATCCAGTGTGTATATGGAACCGACCACATAAACTTGCCCCACTCATCCTCTGGAAACCAGTCAAGCCAAGTCTTTATTGTGGTTGTTCTAAGTTGTGGGTTAGTGTTTCTGATGATTGCCCAGCGGCTACGCCGAACACCATCTTTGTTTTTCTTCTGCATTAAAGCTCTGCGAAAGACTTCAACACAACAACCCACAGATTTCCCAGAGCCTACAGGCCCACGAATGCCACGAAAGAAACTATCATCTTTCATAAATGCTTTTAGTACATTGCCATCAGGCTTGTAGTTAAAGCTGGTCAACCTTGTTATCCTTACCGAACTTAATCATGCGATCAATTACTTCTGGGCCAATAACAGCAATAACTTTATCAGCCTCATGGTCGGTACAAAATTCTTTTGGGTGGTGAGCAAGGTGTACTTTCTTCACTATTCTGCGAAGAAGGTCACGTTCTTCTACCTTCAGTGTGTGTAGAAAACTCATCTATATCTTTTAGCAATCGCCGCCGCGCCTTTCGGTTGCTTGGAGAATTGCTTCCCTTTCTTGGTATCTTCACGCTTTTTCTTTGAAGAAGCCGCATACTGTGAACTAGACATAGCTTTTATAGCGGCGGCTGGCAAGTAACGTTCACCAGTAGCCTTTGGGCCTTGAGTAGATGGTTTACCAGACTTGGTTCTCCACTTTTGCTTTGTCCAATTCACCAAAGATTTTTGTGGATTTTTCAAGACGTATAGCCTCCGCCTTTTGCTTTGTATGCTTTGGCAAGCATCTGGGCTTTACGCGCCGACCACTGACCACTGGCTCCGCCCTTGTTGCCAGCCTTTATGCGATTGAACAAACTCTTTCGCATCTTTGGTTTGGTATAGTTGCCAGCTTCATTAACTGCCATAATTAACTCTTTGGCTTTCCGCCTTCAAAGAAAATATCTAAATCATATTGCTTTCTTGCCAGCTTTCTTACTTTTTCCATAAAGTCAGCTTTGCCAGAAAACGTCATTGTTTCGTTAGCTTTCTTGCTGGCCTCACCAATTGTCTTTGCATAATTAGTTCTTGCTCTAATGTTAGCTTGAGCTTCTTCACTGCCTAACTTACGCATTACACCTTTTGATGTTGGCTTCATTAATGTTTTACCCATGACTATACCTTCTTCTTAGTTACACGCTTCTTTTTGATTGGTGCTTTGCCACCTTGCCAAGCCTCATTTACTTCTGCTGTAGAAGGATCGTCAGATTTAAACCCACCATCCTCATCTCTTGCACGTTCTGGCATTGGGAATACACGCTCTGAGTCAGCAGTAAGTGTTGCGCCAGTCTTAATTCTGCCATCCGGCATAGTAACTACAGGCCCATCATAGATAGTGCCATCATGTTTTTGATACCTAGCCATTACGCTTTCCCCATCTTTTTCTTAATGATCTTGGCTTGGATAGCCTTTGGAAGCGTTCTCTGTTGCTTAGTAAGTAAACTCTGCGCGGCTTTCTCAGCCGCCTTTTTACCAGCAGGGGTATAAGTGTAGTATTTTCCCGCGACATTAGGCATTGGCTTTCTTCCTTTTCTTTGTGTTTTGGTAACGCTTTAGAAGGGAACGGCCTTTAGCAACCGCGCTAGCCTTGTCACCACTGTGGCCCCATGCAACCAATGACTTCTTCAATCTAGTTGGTCTGCCCTTCTCATCCTTCAATGGCCCCTTTGCGGAACCCATGCGCGTCAAGAAACTTCCTTTGCGCCTCAGTTTCTCTGGTGTGTCTGCCGCACCCTTGACTGGCGCTTTGAGTGTGCCGCCTGTTTGTGCCTTGTAAGATGCGCGTCCTTTGTCGTTCAACCCACCTTGAGGGTTCTGGCCTTCTTTTCTCTGCCATGCTGGTGTCCTACGCATTACACGCCAAAGCCCCCACTTGCGTCATTAAACCCGCCAAAATTACTGCCGCCTTTTGATGAACCACCCAAATTGCCATCACCACCTTTATCATTATTGCCTTGAGTTCCAAGTAAACTCTTTCGCTCAAGCAACTTGCGGCGACGCGCATTCTCTTTCTTCTGAGCTTCAGTCAATGGGTACTTGCTCTTAATGGGTTGTGTACTAGTGTCAACCGAAACAGCAGTACTATAAACTGGGCCTGAACCACCACCAACGCACATTACGTCACATCCCTATATCTGCGAGAACCACGCAATAAAGTTAAACGCTTGCGCCGTTCTGCTTTTGCTTTGCGTTTCTTTTTTGATTCTGCATTGACTTTTTGCTTCGCATCAACCTCAGACTTTGGACTGATAGCGCCGTATTGAACCGCTAACTGTACACCTTTTCTTAACATGACTAACCCCTTACATCATCATATCTACGCTTGCCACGAAGTAAAGTAAGCCTCTGCTTACGAGCTTGCTTCTTTTTGCGGTTCTCAGTCTTCGCCGCTTGAGCCTGTAAACCACGCTCTTGCTGCATCTTTTTAAATAACCTAACAACTAAACTGTTGTTCGGGTCTGAAAACATCATGACGCACCTCTAGCTAAAAAAATATTTTCAATTTGGTTGCGAGCCTTTTTAAGCATTTATGTTCGTGGTAGACACCTTGCCAGTAACGTATTGCCATTTTTGACCCCCACCCCCTGAGCAAAAACTAGCCCTCGGCTAGTTTAGCTCAGATCTATACTGACTTTAATATCACCACTGTGTAAGTGCATATGCTTGTCGGGGGCCTTGAACCCAGCCCTGTCCAAGATATCTTTGCTAGCTTCTAGCTGGACGTACTCACTCTTGGCCCCCGTGGCAAGCCTGACAAGGCGCGCCGCCGCTGTCGTAGCATTAACACCGAGTGTTTCACCAACTCTCTGCATCATGTACGCTTGCACATGCGGCTGACGCAAAGCACGGCTGGCGCTGACCCTACCGCTTTCACCCTCTGCGTAACCGGCTTTGCCAGCCGCCTCTGTGATGCTACAGCCTTCTGCTACGAGTGTATCCACAAGAGCGTACTGTTTCTCGGTTAACTTCACTACATCAGTCATACTCAATCTCACTTGCCCCCCCTTGTGTTCCCCCCCAAACATCACGCAATTCTGACACCTTTGTCAACGCACAAATAAGCACCTTGCTGAACGCGGCAATTCGCGTGGATATGCTGGCGCGAGTGGCCGTTGCGCCGCGAACAAGGCACGGCCTTGTTCACGCCGGACGTTGCACCGCGCATAGCAACACGCGAAGGACACGGGGGAATACACATACACAAGTGGCACGTTGCAAAAGGTAGGTGTGGCCCAAGCGATCCTTGCGTCTCGCTTAGCTAAAGCTAAGGACTGCGCTGGCGCACAGCCCTTGGGCCACACCTACCCCGCCAGTGCGATCCGAAATCTTAGAACCTACACTGATGTCTGCGACCCAGCCCATTTTTCTCCGTTGCGCACTTTAGCCAAACAGTTCTCTGTCTTTCCAGCGTCAATAAACAGTCATCGCCAACTAGGGTCTAAGCCTCGCATAAACTGTTGCCCCAAGCAAGTCTCGCCCATGCTCAGTTTGCCTAGCCAGCCCGCGCTTATCATGCCCTTGCGGGCAAGCGGGCTGGGTCAAACTGGCACGCCGGCCGAGCCTGACTTGCTTGTTGCCCCAGCCCATGCGGAGGCAAGACCCGTAAGGCGATGGCTGTTCATCGCCACTGTAAAGGAGAACTGTTATGTCTAAAGTACTTACTTCTAAAAATGGTCTGGCTCTTGACGCTCAGCGTATGTTCACGATTTCGGATCGCACTGTCGGCTCTCAAATTGCATACCACTTGCAGGGTCACATTAACGCTGTTGATTACAATACCAAGAACAAAAATGAACGTATTGAAAAGCTCGATGCTGAAAACTATGACATGTTTGTCAAGCAACAAGAAAAAGGCACTGCCATTGACCAAGACAAGATGTTACAGAACGATCGTGACATCGAATGGTTGAAGTTCCAGATTGCTATCAACGAAGATTGGAGAGCGTACTTGCTTCAGGCTTCACAGCAACTGTTCCCAGAACAGCACAAGAAGTCTGAAGACTCAGCCAAAGCCGCTGACCGTCTTCTCGACTCATATGCCAAGCGTTACGCCGACAACAAGTCAGCGTCATAAACGCCAAACACCAAGCCTCGCTAGCTTCGGCTAGCGGGGCTTTTTTTGTGGCAGTGTGAGCTACCCCGACCCGCAAAGAAGCCAGCCCCTTGGGGCTTGGCTTCGCCCGCCCCTTCGGGGCGTGGCGGGGAGGCCCCGCATCGGTGGAGTATTTGCCGCGCGACTTTCACAAACTACAACATCAGAATTTTTATTCGTTGCAGTGTGCAACCTAATCATATATACTGCATATGTGCAGTAAGGAGAACGAAATGTCTAACACACAGAACCAAGAAATTATGGAAAGACTTTATGATGAGGCTTATGAAGATCTATACGGTTCTTACTGGATTCATAATCAGCAACAACACCATGAAGCCGCAGTCAAGTTAGCTCAACGTCGTTGGGAAATTGAGTTTCTCATCTTCACTCCACAGTATGGAGACTAAGTATGCCTAACACATTGATATGCCTTGGTATTTTTATATTTGTATCTGCAACTACAATTGAGCCGCACACAACTGATGCATTCTACATGCACATTGCACTCATATTATTCGGCATGGTGCTGGCTGGGTGTGGCGTATGGCTGAACAGGAGATAAGCTATGGGAAAAACAAAATATTATTATCATACGCCTGATCAAACTAACGAATGCATGACAATATATTCTGTCGCTCATTCGTTAAACCAGATGGGCAAGGATTTGCGCAGACAAGCCGATGCATTCGGAAAAGAATATAATTTCGTGCGTGTCTGCACAAGGAACAGGTCAGGATTATATCGCTTTCATGGCCTGTATTATCTAGATGGTGACAAAATGAAAAGGAGAACATCATGAATGAACTATCTAACATTAACGACCACATGTGTGTAACAGATGACTGGTCATTCCCTGTAGAAACATGGGACTTAGCCGCCATCAAAGACGGTGATCCACACTATCACAATGTACCACCATCAATGGCACGTTGCATTGTTCGCACTGATACACACGAAGTACTTGGTGTTCACGGTTCTAAGTACAAAGCAATCAAACATGATGACGTTGTGAACTCAGTGTTCGATGCTGTAGCTAAAGCAAACATCAGCTATGACTACACATCTAGCGTTGAAGTATTTGACAACGGCGCAAAGATGCGCGGCGTTATCACATTCAACGATGTCACTGTGCAACCAGTCAAAGATGACTACATCAAGTTTCAGATTAAGTTCTTTAACTCATACGATGGTAGCTGGGCATTCCAACAGATCGCTCAAGGCATTCGTCTTTGGTGTCTCAATGGTTGCACAACAGCAGACACAGTAGCTAACACATGGGCAAAGCATACAAGCAATGTCAATGTCGAAGGCTCTGCCGCCAAGATACATGCTGGCCTTCAATCATTTCTAGATACACCAGCTATGTACAAAGAATGGATGGCAATACATGTCAGTGATGCAATCGCTGAGGCATTCTTCTCAGCTACACTTTGCAATGTCAAAACAAATACCAGTAAATCCAAGGTCAACGAGCGTCAGCTTGACAACCTCATGGGTATCTGGGGCAAGGAGTCTAACACTCTTGGCACTAACAAGTGGGCTTTGTACAACGCTTGCACCTATTGGGCAACGCATACAGATGCCAACAAATCACCAGCTAACACTCAGCGTTTGCGCGAGAATGCATTGACCAAAGCATTCAAGTCTAACGCATGGCAAGTAGCTTAACTGATTCGGATAACTGCCCCCGCTTGGGTGAGGGGCAGTCATCCTCATCATCACTTAATCAGGAGAACAATATGTCAGACAATTACTCACTATACATACAAGCTAAAGTTGCACTGAATCTTATCAACAAGTTGATGGATCGTGCCGAATCAGAAAACTCAAACTTCAAGTATGACATCAGCTCTGCACAATTTGCATTGCAAAGAATTGTTGGCACATATGAAGAAGTGGTTGCACGAGACAGAAACGAAATCAAAGAAATGGTTTTGAAGGAGGTAAAGTAATGGCAACACTAATGCAACAACGACACTTTGAGTATCTTGCAGATCATGTAGCGCCACTTTTACCATGGCCTACATACATTCACCAAATGGCTGATAAACTTGCAGATACAAATCCAAAGTTTAACAGAGATAAATTTCTTTCACGCGCAGTGGCGGCATGGGAAGCCGCACACCCACCGGAGGATTTGGACGATGTTATTCCATACTGAAATCAAAGGCACCCGAAGAACTCAAGAGTTTCTAGAGTGCAAACATTGCAACAAACAAATGTTTTCTGAACAGGAGTTATGCACACACTGTGGTTCTGATGATCTTAAATGGATGACTCAGTATACAGTTTACCAAGTTGTATATGCTGAAACACCAGATGATGCTTTCGATACAGCATTTGATATTGGCAATTGGAAAGCAACAGGTGGTGAGATTCTAATCAAGGAGACAGAACGATGAGTAATGATGAAATTGAAATTGTATGGTCTGTTGAAGATGTGTTGAACACATGCGAATGGCTTACAACCAAACAAGCACTTAATGTTTTGCACAATCTCAAAGAAAATCACGATGCAAACATAGGTATAAATTGGGATGTAATATACTACACAACTCAATCCTTATATCCAGAGGATGCAAGATGACTGTACCTACATGGAATGAACTACGCAAAGCACTAGAACTTGTAAGCATCGACCATTGGAATGGTCGCCGCATCACTAGAGAACGCGCAAGACATAAAGGAATGCGCTTCTATTTTACAGGTGAACCCTGTTTTAAAGGTCACTTTGCAGAACGCATGGTGTCCAATGGAGCATGCATGGAATGCATGCGTAACAAATGGAAAGGAGTAATAGAATGAAAATCGAAAAGAATATACCAATGCCACAAGCGCGTGGAAGACATGGTGAAATTAGACCAATAGCAGACAAAATGTCTGTTGGAGATTCTGTTGTATTGCCAAATGCTAGTGTAGCACAGGCTCTTGTTCAGCGTTTAAGACGCCAAGCAGATGGAGAAGCGGCGGCTACAATTCGCAAACTAGAAGATAATACTTATCGTGTATGGAGAACAAAGTGATGGAACTAGCTAATCAAAAACTTGCAATCTTGAACTACATGTATGCAGGCAAAACTATCACACAGCTTGAGGCTCTTGATATGTTTGGGTGCATGCGCTTGGCTTCACGCATCCGTGACTTGCGAGATGATGGTCACATCATTCGCACTGACATGAAAACAAATGGCACTAAACGCTGGGCGCAATACGCACTAGAAAAAATAAATCGTTGACACTAACTGCATGAATGCATAATCATGCATCATGCTTAGTTACATTGATGTTTTATCTAGTGAATCCCAGAGAGCCAGCGTGAGATTGATTGATGCATTCACTCACGCTGGCATTCCAACGTCAACATTCTATCGTGCAAAGAACGGTGTTGACTTGCGTTACTCAACTGCAACCAAGGTGTTCAAAGCTATTGGTGAACTTTCAACACTTCAAAGAGCAGACCGAAGTAACTGACAGTTACGAAGCTGTTATCAATGAACTTGTCATGCACCGAGAAAAGCAGGGCATGTCACAAGAAGCATTGGCTCACAAAATTGGTTGCGCTAAATCTTTAATTCACAAATGGGAACAGTATAAACGAGTACCCAGCGGGTTCTTGTTTACATGCTGGTTAGATGCACTTGGCTTACAAATCAAAGTCCACAAGAAAAAAAATCAAAAGCGGTAGAGAGTACGCATGTGAAACATGCGGTGTGTTTACAGAATATTTTGTAATGCCACTAGCTACAATAGAGCCAGAGGTAACTCACTATCTAATATGTGTTGATTGTTATACGGATGGAACATGGCAAACAAAAACCGCAATAAAGGAAACTACCACGAAAGGTGGTTCGTCAACTGGTTACAAACGCTCGGCTTCCAAGCGAAACGCCAGCCCCTCAGCGGTAGCTTGGGAGGAGAGTATAGCGGCGACATCATCTGGGAACTCGGAGGACACAGACTGGTAGTCGAAGTCAAGTACAGAGACAAGTCTAATTTTCCCAATCCTTTCAATGTTGTACGAGATGTTCTGTTTTATAAACGCAAAACAGGAACACCGAAAACGCTTGTAATTTTTGATGGCGATGTGTTTGAATCAAAAATTGCGCCATTACTAAAGGAGAACAACAATGGCTTTCACACTGATGGCGAAAGCGATACAAGCTGATATACCAGACTGTCATGCCAAATGGCTGATGGTAATTTTAGCTGATCATGCCAACGAATACACACATGAGTGCTGGCCTAGTCTTGATCGACTAGCTACACGCGCATGTATGAATAGGTCTACAGTTACACGCAAACTAAACTGGCTAGAAGAACAAGGCTGGATTAGCAGAGAGCGTGGCAATAGCAGACGCTCTACACTGTACACAATATTTCCGACTGGTGCAGACAGCACCAGTACTGGTGCAGAGTGCAACCCTAACCTATCAGTAACCAGTCAATCTAAAAAGAAACGCAATCAGGTGCCAGACAATTGGTATCCTGATGATGATCTACGTCAGTCTATCGATAGCATACTAAAGGAGAACATCGACCATGAGCATGAAGCATCTAGGTTCTGTGACCACCATCAATCCAAAGGCAATGTCTTCGCAGATGTCAGAAAAGCATACCGACTCTGGTGCCGCAACAGCATTAAGTACAGAGATGCGTCAAGCGGCGGTGGCAAGACTACTGGAAATAGACAATCCAGCAGAGGCAGACAAGCGCCTAGTTTCTTCGCTGGAATCCATCAGCAACTCAACAGTGGTCGAGCAAACCAAAACTAGATTCACTGATACTGAGGCTGTATTCACTACACAGGGCTTTCAGATACAACTAGATACGCTAGAGCAGTGTGACAAAGCTGAACGCGCTGTACGCGCTTCTATGGCCTCACTATCTGTAGATGAAATTACCAACCAACTCGCTCTGCTGGCCGCGCTGGTGGTAAAGCCAGCAGGCGAGTCGGTTGAAGATTATACATTTCGTATGAATGCAATAGCTATGCAACTCACAGAGTACCCAGCAGATATTGTTGTTCATGCAATCAAAGAGGTATCTAAGACTGCTACATTCTGGCCTGCATATGCTGAGTTCTACAAACACATCGACTGGAGATTACACAAGCGCAAGCTACTGCTTCGCGCTATCGAACAACAGAGGAAAAAGCTGTTGACCTAACTGCATATATGCAGTACTTTGCAACAAAGGAGAACGATATGGAACGCAAAGGTTTTATCGGCGGTAGCGATATGCGCCGCATCATGGAAGGTGACTGGCTGTCACTATGGCAAGAGAAGACAGGCAGAGTAATGCCTGACGATCTATCTGATGTACTGCCAGTACAGATGGGCGTACAGACAGAACGATTTAATAAAGATTGGTTTGCCAAACAACACACAACAGATGAGTGTGAAACTATTGTAACTGGTTTTTATTCTGACAATGAACAACAAGAAGTTTATGGTGCCAAAACACGCGGACCTACAGCAGAAATGAATTGGGAAGGTGTGCCATTAAAAGGCACAGTCGATGGTTTTATATGGATTGATAGAGTCTATGAAGACGAGATCATTGAGTGCAAGCATACATACGAAGGCAACTCAATGGAGAACTGCCTCAAGATGTACATGCCACAGATGCAGTTTTACATGTGGGTGCATCAAGCCAAGGGCTGTTACCTATCAGTATTTTTTGGCAATCGCCGCTGGGAATCAGTCTATGTACAAAAAGATTGGAAGTACATTGATCAGATGAAGGTACATCTAGTCGAGTTCTGGAAGTGTGTATCACAAGATCAAGAGCCAGCTAGCAATGCAGTACCGCCTGTATCTATAGACAAGATCAAAGTAGATGGCATGGTCAGGCGGGACGCATCCAGCGACAATGAGTTTATCTCACGATGCCATGACTACATTGAAACAGAAACAAATGCCAAGCTGTTTGAGTCAGCCAAGTCTGATCTCAAAGCTATGGTCGGAGATGATGAGCGAGAAGTATACTGTGATCTTCTTACCATCAAGCGCGACAAGCGCGGAGCATTACGCATCACAGTAAAGGAGAACTGACATGTCAGATAACATGAAGCTATGGAATGCAGTACAAGATTCCAATCCAACATATCTAAAGAAGGTCTCGTTTGGTGCCAGATCATTCACAGCTATTGATCCACAGTACCAAGTCAGATCAGCTACAGAACAGTTTGGCCCAGTAGGTCAAGGCTGGGGCTGGCTCAACGAAACACGCTTTGTCAATCTAGCCAACGGTGACACAGCAGTCGTTGCAGATGTAAGCATCTGGACTGTATCACGCGACAATATTTACGGCCCCTTCTCTGGTTGTCGTAAATTCTTTGACTCAGCCAAAGGTCGCATGAGTGAAGATGCACCAAAGATGGCTATTACCGATGGCCTAACCAAAGCGTTGTCACACCTTGGCTTCAATGCCGATGTGTTTTTAGGTGCCATGGATGGCAACAAGTACAGTGCTGACAGCAAATCAAACAAACCAACAGGTAAAGGAGACTGGTAATGTTTGGAATCAAAGAACTAAAGAATGAAATTGTAGACATCAATCGTAAACTTGAGCGTATCTTATGGATACTCAGCGACAAGCCACAAAGCATTGATGAATCATTCAAACAACAGTTTATGTCTGAAGTAGATCAAGCATACAAACGCAGAACCAAGTCTGTTATTAAATACAAAAAGCTAAAGACCAGCTTAAAGACAATAGACAAATTGGTTTTGATTCTATCTGAAAGACCATACTCAGTTAAGCAACTGTCAATCAAACTTAACCTAACAGAAAATTCTGTAAGAACATACATGCGAGACGCAAGAGTGGTTGGTCATAAGATTGACCGCATTACTAAACGCAGAAATGGTAAGCTAGTTTCCTACTACACAATGGAGGTATAAATGGAACGCGATAACACAAACCAAGGTGCGGCATTCACACCTTACCCAGAGCAAAAGTTTATCTTGCAAGGTAAGCTGGATGTTAATGGTGATGAGGAGAACATTGCCATTATTACAGCAGAGTCTAAGGATGGCTCTAAGCGTTTGGAAGTATACCGCAAGGTAGGTGTTCTGTTTGAGAATGACCAGAAAGATACACAGAAAGAAGGCGCACCAGATTACAGTGGGCCATTCGACATGGGTATAAACCTACGCATTGCTGGATGGCGCAAGCAAAAGGATGACAAAAAATATATGTCATTCCAGATAACGCAAAAGCAAAATGGTTCTGCTCCACAGCCACAAAATACTAGCCAAGTAATTGATGGTGATGATATACCATTTTAACAAACAAGCGGCTGGACTTTAGTTCTCCTTTGACCAGCCGCAGAGGGTCAGTGTTTTTGATAGACCTCGTTACACTGGCCCTCACTTCACAGTGGCTGAGATGGAACCGTTACTTTATAAGACCGTTCCTGTAACCATTAGCCTTATCATATGTCAGAGTTTCTTTTCTGTTTCCTTCCGGCACATAACTGCAATGAATCCAGCCAGTATTGCCACCAGTATAACACTCAAGAATCAACTGATCGAACTCTAGGTTCTGTTCTATCCACAAAGCTAGATCATAATTATCCATACCAGCAACTTCAAAGTCAGCCGCCTCACCTTTGGCATGCTGGCTATGTATGTTACTGCCAATAGCTACACACAACTCAGGCGATCTGTATCCAGAAGATACAATGAACGAACCAAACTCATCCCTAACTGGTTGCAAAATATTTTCAGCAAGCAATGTCATGGCATACACATGCTCATCATTAGGCACATTAGGGATACCTTTACGTTCAGCAGTCTGGCTCTTAACCATTTCAGCTAAAGAAAAATTCTTTGACAGTTTCATAATCAATCCTTACATTGTTCGGACTTGCTGGACACCGCCTTGCAGAAAGGCAAGACCAGCGATAGAGGGGCAGTGCGTGGTGACCTATTTACGGTGGTCTATACCCTGCCCCTTGTCTATTTCTTAATACCTTTCAGACTACGCAACCCAAAGCTAGCCGCAATGCTGGCATAAACAGCATACTGAAACCATTCAGGGGTAGCTTCGAGAGCCGCAAAGCCTTCCCTTACATAAGGCTGAAGCGGCGGCACGAAGCACATACCTATAATGATTATGAACAATATCGTCCACGCCTCATCCTTCCAGCTATTATCTGAAGCCTGAGCCATCACCTTTTCCCAACCAGCTTCATGCTTCATTAACTCTGCTTCGGCCTCAGCCTTCGCCTGAGCCACCTTACCCTTAGCCTTGGTAGCTTCTACCTTCGACTCCATCCAAGAGCCAGCCAGTGACGCTATAGGGCCGATTAATGCCTGTATCATCTAGTTAGTACTCCATCTGGTAACGCTCTACATCTATAGCTACTAGCTTTGTAGCCTCTCATATGCTTATGAACTGTCTTAGCCATTTGCAAAGCATTAGTTTTGCATTCTCTTTCGGTGTTATGCCATGATTGTGATTCAAGAGTAATACACTGATCAGGTGTTCCCCCTATGAGGCAAGCAATAATTATAGATTGGTACATCATTTAGTTTCATGACCCATCCATACAGCAAATGCACCAGTCATTGCACCAACAACAGTAGATACAAACGCAGTCTGTTGAGTTGTGGCTGTTGTACCTAAATCCATAAACCATTGCACAACCTGATAACTCATTACAGTCATAGCAAGCATCATAGCTCTAGGTAAAATCTTCCATTTAAGAAACTGCTCTACAGTAATCATCGCATGATACCCTTTGCTGTTGTAACCATAAGCATAACAAAAGCACCAACAGCTACAATAACAACACCAATAACAGATGCCGCTAGTTTGAGCATGTCAAACAAGTCTTCTTGTTCTTGCTTACGTTTTTTAAGTTCAGCCGCTTTAGCTTCTTTAGCTTCTTGAATACGCTTTGCACGTTCAGCTAATATGCTTGCCCATGTGCCATGACCAAAGCGCATGTCAACCATCGTAGCAACTTCTTGCAGTTTTTCAGCCGCAAGTTTTGCATCAATGATTTCTTTAGCTACAGTATTAACACCAAACTGATCGCTAAGACTTGAGTTAGATTTTTTATTTCGCGCTTGTTGTACTTGCTTTTCACCAGTAAACAGATCATCAATCTGACTAGCAATATCGCCGATGTCTTTTGCGGTACTGATGTTCTCTTTAATAAATTTGACGGACTGCTGTACTAGGGCTATGCCTGTCAGCACTTCAGCGACAACCATTTTATCCTCGCAAGATTACACCCAGCAAAAGAACGATCATCGTGCCAGCAGTACCAATCATGATATGCTCAATACGTTTG